GGACTGAATTGATACCCAGGAGTCGAGAACGTAAAAAACTCAGACATCTCCTGAAGTATTGCATCCTCGGCATGAACTTGCGCATAGATATTATCCACTTTTTCGACTGCAACGTGATCAATCATCTAGCACCCTGAATGAACTTCTCCCAGCCCATGTATTCTTTCAACTGCCAAGTACGATTGTTGAGTTCTTTCATCACATTGGTGCAAAACGAAGCAGCCTCTTCATGATAGGCTTTCTTGCGTTTCATTTTGTTTAGATCTTCATCGCCATCAAGATAAACAGAAATGTCTGACTTCAATGTAAATCTAAATGGCTCCCAACCAAGTTTGTCTAATTCCTCTTGGTCAAGTTTGCCAGTATAGTACATCCATTTCAACTTCTTGAGTTTATCGTACTCTAATCCTGCTCGCTTTGCAGCAAGATTGTGAAGAGAAAGATATTTGTTATACTTGTTATGAATGATTGGAATGCGCAAGATCTCTTTGCCAGGTTCCGTTGTATCAACTTCGGAATCCTTTTCCCATTGAATCATCAATTCTTCGAGCGGAGGTGTTTCTAATTTCATACATCGAATTATACATCATTACGACATAAAAAGCAACTCACACCAAGAGTTGTCTTACAAACATTGCATTAGTATAATGACTATGTTCGGTTTGAACGAACTCTCAAGAATATATCTAGATTCTTTCGTATTCGTAATAAGAGAATCTAAACGTCGCATCTGCAGTAATGATATTCTCCGCAGAATCTTGCGATGAAAATAAAATTGTTGAAAGGGATGTTGGAAATAAATCAATAAACTTTATTCGAAAGTTTGCATTATTTTTATTTGTGTAAAGACTTAACACAGCGCTGCTATATTGCGGTTTGTTATTAAAGTTAGATCGAATGTTTGCTGCTCGATCAAGTCTATTTAAATCAAGATATTCTTTGAAATCTGTCGGAAACGTTGTAGCACGAATCCAATCATGAATCTCTGTCCAAGAACGAAGATCTTCATCAACTAAAAATGTGATGTTAAATGTGTCATAAACGATCTTCTCTCCAGGAATGTATAAATCTACAAACGGTGTTGAACGAGGAATCTCTGTAAGAGAAACTCCAGGGAAGTTTGCAGTTTGACAGAAATATGTTGCTCCAGGTAGACGATCAAACGTCACTCGAAACTTTGTGCTCTGTAAAAGATCTTTATTATACGGTGCTCTAGTCAGTGCTGTCATCTATTAGTTTCCGTAAATCTACAATGTTTTCTTTTTCAATTAAATCAATAATAAAATTTGTTAACTCAATTTCTTTACGAATAAAAAACATCTTTTTGTTTAATTCTTCTAATCTTTCTGAGTAATACTTCAACTCCTGCTGCTTTTGTTTTCGCAGGTCTTTTAAATCAGATAGAAGAATAATCTTCGCCATATCAACTATTTAGGTGTAAAAAAAAGGGGGAGTCTTTCGACTCCCCCCAGTTCTTTGCCTTATTGTTATTATACAGTTGGCAATAACTTACCGCAACATCAATTATTGATTGACGTTTAGGACCTTGAACTTACGATAGTACAAGTTTGTACCGTCTGAAAGTGCTCCAGTGCCTGCGCCTGTTGCGAATGGGTTTGCTACGAGACCATAACGTGTCTTGAATCCAACCTTTGGCTGGTAAGTCGTTGGGTCGATAGCACGTACCATTTGTAGCGGAACGTATGGGCAGTAGAACAAGCCAGCGTCGTAAGCATTTGTTCCCTTATAACCGACAACGACATAGTCGCTACCAGCAACAGAGAATGGATCAACATAGACCTTCAAGCGACCGAACAATGTACCAGCAAATGTGTTACCTGTGTCGTCAACTGTTAGGTTTGTGTTGTTGCTTAGAGCAGAGTTGTAGTCGAGAAGACCTGTCATTGCAAGAGCTGATGCAACATCGGTTGAAACGATGAGCATGTTACCCTTACCGCGACGTGTGTCTTTTGCGATCTTATTTGCTGCTTGTTCGATGCGGAATAGAAGTGACTTGTACTTCTCAACCTGCCAGCGACCAGATGTACCACCTGCAGCATCCGTTAGGGTGCTTGATGATAGGTTAACAACATTTTGTGATACGCTTGTGATACCAACGTTAGCTGTTGCATAGATCGTACGAACAACTTCGCGGTTGATTTCTGCAAGAATTTCAGTTGACAAAATATTTGTCAATTCTGTTTCTGCATCGAGACCGTGAATTGCCTTGAGATCTTGTGCAAGTTCTAGCGTGTAAGCTGCTTGCAAGCCACGTGACTTGGCTGTAACAGAAACGCGGTCGATCTGGAAGCCCATGTACTTCATGGTTAGATCTTCTGCGGTTGATGTTGCCATGCCTGTACCAGTATTGGCTAGACCGAACACTGCAGCGTTTGCTTCACCGAAGTTTACATCGGTATTGAGTGTGTGGTCGCCTGTACCAGAGTGTGTAGTATTGGCTTCTAGATGTAGAGCCTCACCACCACGTGATGATGCACCAGCGTATACAGAACGCATTGCGAAAATCAAACCTGTTGGACCTGTCATTGGCTGAACGCCGCAGATGTCATAAGCCATTAGGTTTGGAAGAGCACGACGGACCAATCCGATTAGGATTGGGTCGAAGCCCTTGATTCCGCCTTCACTGCCAACTACTGGTGACATACCACCGCCAACTGCGTTGGCTGGTGCTGCTTCCCACAAGTTTTGCATTGTGCGTGATTCTTCCATTAGGGCGCGTTCTTGGTTCTCTAGAACAAGTGCAGTAACTGCACGCTTGTACGGATCTTCGATCTTTGGGAGTTCTGAGTGATCAAGAACTGGAGCCCACTTCTTTGCATATGTTTCGTTTAGATACATTTTATAACTCTCCTGAGTTCTTATTGATTAGGCTTTTGGAGCCGTTTTTGTGATTGCTTTTACATAATGTGCCATTAGACCATGAATTTGTGCTACTTCTGGCTCTTCAACAGCTGTTTCTTGAATTGCCTTTACCTCACTTATCACTTTGTTTACTGGGAAGTAGTTCTCGCGAATAGTTGCGAGCTTATTATTAAACTCACCCTCTGTGGTGAACTCCACGCCCTCTGCGAGCGATTTCATTTTCTCGATTTGTACTTCGGTTAGACCTTCACAAATCTTACGAATTGCTTCATTTTTCTTTGCAGCGTTTAGTTCTTCAACAACCACAGCCTTTTCTGCTGCAGCTGTTACCATTGCTTCTTCAAGAGAAGCAACGCGCTGTGCTAGTTCTTCTGCCACATCAACCTTCTCTTCTGGAATTTCGATGTAGTGCTCAGAGAATAGATTCTTAAGACCGCTGATGAAATCATCAACAAGTTCTGCACGTAGACCTGTTTCGATTGCAACTTGATTGTTCTCAATCCATTGCTCAACAACATAATTGAGATACTCATCAATCTGCTCAGCCATATCTGTCTTGATTGACTCAACGGCTTCAGCAAGAACTGTTTCGTTCTCTGTCATCATATCTTCTAGGATTGAATCAACACGTGAGTTGACTGCTGCTTCGAAGATTGTTGTTGCTTTTGTACGGAATTCTTCTGAAAGAGATTCGCCGTTGAAGAGAGCATCGACGTCTTCAGCCATGGACTTGGCATGCTTTTTCTTCATGTCATTTTTCCATGCTTCTTTCATCTCTTTCTCATCTTCTTCGTCTTCATCTTCTTCTTTTTCTTCTGCTTTTGCTTCAGCAACGACTTCTTCTGCAGCGGCTTCAATAGTAACTTCTTCTTCAGCTGCTGGTTCTTCTGTTACTTCTGCAACAACTTCTACAGTCTCATCGGCTTCGGTTTCTTCCATAGCCTGAGTCTTTGCAGACTTTGCGTCACCCTTTGCTGCTGGTTTTGCAACAGCAGAAACAGAAGCAGCGGCTTTCTTGCCGATATCTGTTGGGGCAGTTGTTGGTGTTTGACCGCCGAGATCATCCATCTCTGCTGGTAGTTTTTGTGCTGGATCCTTGGCGGCTGACATTGATGCCTTTAGGATTTCTGCAGCGGATTCTGATAATGTCTTACTCATTTGTTTTAACTCCTGAAGAAGTAATATTATTTATAAAATTTACAGTTTTGACAAGAAGTTTTCAAAGATCTTCAATGAAACTTCGTCAATTTGACGTTGCTTTGCGTTTTTGATTTGATTATAATATGCATTGACATCAATTTCTCGTACAACGCCATTATCCCAAATCCATTCCTTGCCTTCCATAATGCCTTGAACAAAGGCACCTGGAGCGGAAGGATCCGCTACAATATCAGCCGCTGTGGCTAGATAATAGTCATCTTGAACCACGTTAACACCATTCACTTCTTTAAGTGAACCCATGCCACGTGATGATACACCAAGAGTAGCACCACCTTCCATTAAGGACTTGGCGATTTTACCCATAGGTGTTTCAAGAATTTTTGCTTTACCGATCCAAGTAGAACCTTCTTGCTTTAGATTGGTAATAAGATGTGATACGCGATCAAGGTTGATTGTTGGACTATCTGGATGTCCAAGTTCACCGAATGCGCGATTCTTCGTAACGTATTCTTCATTATAACGACCGACTTCTTTTGCAAGAGTATCAGCCTTATACATACGACCGTTTTTGTTCTTCATTTCTGCAACGAGAAATGGACCTTGAATGTAAAGAGTCTTAACACCGTTCTTTTCTTCGGTGATCATCTTTACTTCTTCAACTGTTTCTGTGATTAGTTTCATTTTATCTCAACCCCAGTGATGCGCGTTTTCTAAGTGAACGTTTTCTTTTAATAAGCGCACGCGCCATTTTTGCTTTACGCTTAATTTTTGCACGACGTGCTCCAAGTTTTCTTTTGAGTCTTTCGCGTGGTGGAATGCGCACTAGTTTACCACCACGAATTGTGTAACCTGGAACTGCTGAAAGAACTTTGCGACGTTGTACTTTACCGCCACGAACTCTTGCGCGAACAAGTTTTTTACGACCCATGCGTTGCACATTTGCTTCAGCAATAATTTCTCTTACAATGGCAGAGATAATACTCATTTATCTCCTCCAATTTTAAATTGAACTTTACTTAATGCAAAGTGAGCTGCCTTTTCGAATCCTTTTGGAGTCGTAAGCATGTCAGCAAATTTTTTCTTATTCTCGTCATTTAATGCGCCATGAACCATATGAATGGCTTTTGCTGCGCCATGACTCACTTTTAACTTTGAACCGTCAGCAAACTTCATATGCTTTGCGTGTGACGTAACATTATCTTGTTGTGCATATGCTGCGACTTGTTCAAGACTTTCCATAATATCTTCAACTTCTTCCATCTGTACATTTGCACCAGGAATAACTTCTCCTGGAGAGTTTCCAGTGCCAGCATATGGAATTGTAATGACAAGACCGAGTTGCTTGTTATGATACATTGCAACTTTTTTACCATCAGGGAAAATGCGAATTCCTTTTCTTTGTAACACAATCATTACTGGAGGATTTTGTTCGTCTTTAAATCCAGCAATTGCTTCGGTGATTAATTCATCACCTTCAATCTCATTATGCTGCATCAAGTTTCTACGAACAGCTTGAAATGCTTGTTGTGATCCGATTGCAGCACTAGAAGTTGCATCATAGTATCTTGACAATACATCGCGATGTTGTTTTGGTAATTTAGCAATATCACCAACTTGAGCATGACGACGCAATGCCATCTTTAAACGTGGCAAGTCGCTAGAACTCATCGCTCCAGAACGAACTAACGCAGCAATTCTTGCGTTATCAATCGCTGCTTGTTTCGTCTGCTGTGACTTCTGCTGATCCATCGCTGGATTCGCTTCCGACATCAACTTCGCTTTGATCTGTTTCAACTTCATTTGTTTCTACTTCGGGTGTAATTAAAGAGGATGCAATTTCTACCTTTTTAACTTCAAGCGCATCAGTAACTTTTTCTCCAAACGCAGCATCAAATGCTGCTTGAAATCCTTCTTTATCGCCACTGAGTGCTGCATTCACCATATCAAGAGTTGTCATATTATTCTCCATTACTTATTTAACCTGCGAGCTAAATGCTTGATCTAAACTTGATGATTGTTGCGGTTGCCCTTGCGGAGCACCTTGCATTGCAGACATTGCTGCATTTTGCGCAACCGCAGCATTTTGTGCTGAAACAGAAAGGCTTGCGAGCCCCATTGCATCAGCAGCTGCCTTTTCTTCTTCAAGTTCATTATCCATACGCTCAATGCCTTCTTCGTCAAAGTGAAGGACATGTTTCTTGACCCATGCACGCGAGAAATAAGTACCAACATATGGATCAACAAGATTCATAAGTTGTAGTCTTGCGGTCATGAGATCAGATTCTTTTAATTCTGTGAAGTTATTATCTTTGAGGAAGTCATAGTGAATCTTTTCTTTTAAAACTTCCCACTCATCAATTGAGCAAATACCTTTAAGTGCTAGTTGACGTTTCATAAGTTCATCAAACAGCACAGTAAATTTTGAACGAATTCTCTCGATAAACTTATTAAACTTTAATTCATCACGAGTAATTTCTGTTGTACGACCAAGAGTAAACCCTTGACTTGTTTCGAGTCTTGAAACAGGCACGTTCAATGACTTGTATAGTTTCTTTTCGAAATACTGCACGTCAGCCAACTCACCAAGATTTTGTCCTGCTGGTAGAGTTGTGATTTCGGTTGACTTACCTTCACCGCGACGTGGAATCCAAAAGTCTTCCATCATTGACATAAACTTACGATCGTCTTTGACTTCACCAGTGGCTGAGTCATACACAACCTTATTTCTAAACTTTGTCATAATGTCGCGAAGATATTGTTCTGCCTTTACTTTAGGCATATTACCAACGTCAATGTAGAACACACGACGTTCTGGTGCGCGCGATAGACGATAAATTACAACAGCGTCCTCAACCATTCGGAGCTGGTTGAGGGGCTTTATTGCCTTGTGAAGGTAGGACAAAACCATTTGACGTTTTGCGTCAAGTAAACCTGAGTTGACATTAATAATTGCATCTGGTGCAATCTTAACAGCATTGTCACTCACAGAAGTGACAATGGATTGACCTTGTTGCGATGCTTTGTCGTTGAATATGTAAAACTCTTCAACTCCAGTCACAACCTCAATCTTTGTGCGTGGATCTTTTTTCTTAATAATTGTACGAACTTTCTTAATTTTTCTTGGATCAATGTAAACAATTTCTTGAATGCCAAGTTTTGGTTGTTTTTCGTCAATTAAAACTTGATAAAACAAACGACCGTCGATATACCAGTTGCGGAAGATCTCAGCTCCATAGTTTGAAAAGTCCATCATACGAAGAACGTTTTCAAATTCGTCGCGGATCATATTCTTAATTTTTTCTGGTTGCTCTAGATCATCAAGAATAATAGAAATTGATTTGCCAGTCACATCATGAACAATCGATTCATTTACAATCTCGTCGACTGCAGCCTCGAGTTCTGGCTGCATTGCCATTTCACGATAGCGAGTTACAAGATCATTTTCGTTTTTAAAGCTGGCTTCGAGATCAAGATAGGTTCCGAAATAACCACCAGCAGTTACGGCAATTGCACCATCGTCTGAAACAGGTGCACTGATTTGCGGCTGAAGTTGCTGTGGTGCGTCTTCAGCTTTTGTTCGAACGATTTGAAATCCAAATAGATTAATTGCCATGCATTACTCCATAATAAAGAAGGGGGAGGGGATCCTCCCCCATTCAAGCGGCATTAGGCGCCAAGTAGAGATTCAATTGGTGATCTCAAAGAAGAGAGACCACGATCAACTGATTCCCAATACTGATATGCGAAGTTGACTGTATATTCTTCGATTGTATCGTTTGAACCCCAGTCAAGATCAATTTGAGCAATATCTGTTGGGAACATTCCAACAAACTTATACTTCTTCAATTGTCTTCCATCTTTGCTATACTGGAGAACTTCAGCATCAACGCCATATGACTGTGATGTTCTTGCACGATTTGAGCGCAAGTTTGTGACGTTATCATTGATTCCACGAACCCATGATTCCATTGCGTTACGAATCAAGAAGTCTTCATCGTTGATAATTGTTACTGACCAGTCAGCAAAAGTACGATTGCCAGCAACCTTTACTTCACGACCGAAGTAAGGCACTGTAACCATGCCAAGAGTTGATCCTGGAAGAGCTGCAGTCTTTACCATGAATGAAGACTTTGACGAAGCAGATGCACCAAGAGACGCATAGTTCGGAAACGTCAAACGCACTTCAAACAGATTAGGACGTGCGCCATCACCAGTTAGCGTACTACGAAATTGATTTACATTAAAAGCCATTTTATTCTCCTGACTTTATCCTAGTCTATTTATTAGAAGCGACCAACGATTTCGTCGAAGGCTACACCAGTGCGGACAGCAACAAAGTTCAACTGGATAAAGTTGATGCTACGTGCTGGCTTGACATAAATGTCACCAACAAATTCGTTGCGATCAATTATATCTGACGTATTATTTGTTTCGTCACAAACAACACGGAAGTCATAGATACCACGACGACCTTGTACTGTGCGGAGGAATGGTTCGACAAGATTGACGAACGTTGCTCTTGTAAATTCATCATTGAATTCAAAGAGACTTGCCTTCGCAGCGCGAGCAATTGCCTTCTCAAGAACGATAAACAAGCGACGTACATTGATACGATCAAATGCACTTGGTCGTGCAAGTAACGTTTTATCGCCGAAGAGAACAGTTCCTTCTCCTGGGAACGATACGATTGGGTTGACACCCTTCTTGTATAGTTCGTCGCGATTTGCTTGGCTTGGATTAAATGCAAGTTTAATTACATTCTTCAACTGACCGCGATTAAATCCAGCTGGTGAGAACCATGGATCACGATCTTGATCAGTGCGAGCGCAGAGACCAGCAACGTCACCATTACATGGAACCCAACGATAAGTGTCGTTGTACTTGTCGTACTGATACTTCCAGTTGCTATCCATTACAGCGTATGAAGATGATGGTAGTGAGTCGCGATAGTTCGTGACTGCAGTTACTGGATCAGCTGTATTTACGTTTGCATATGTTGGTGACAAGAATGCAACGCAGTCGCGACGATAACCAGCAATGTCAATTGCCTTCTCAGCAACGACTTCACCGCCACCACCAGCCATGATTAGAGAGATATCGACATTTTCAGTTGAACGGAACTGCTCATAGGCAGTCATAACGTTACCTTCTGTCACAGTACCATCCGTACCACGTGTGAAGGAGATTGTTAGATTCTCACCTTCGAATGCATGGTTTGAGTTGGCAGATACACCCCATGTATCATTATTTTGACCAAGAACATAAACATAGCGTGAACCGCGATATAGAACATCGCGATAGTAGAGACTGTTTCCAGATTCGTCTTTAGCATTTGTTGCCTTTGAGACGTTTGAGAAACGCTCAACGACCGTGTTTGGTGTTCCTGTGAACAATCCATCTTCGTCGACAATTGCGATATGCATTTCGTCATTTGCAAGAGCATTATGATTTGCAGCAACCCAAGTTGATGTTCCAGGAGCACCATCAAAGAACTCGCGATATGCGGCTGTTGCAAATGCAGAGGCATTCGCATTAGCGATAATTGCGACCTTTAGCGAGTTACCGCGAGCACCAGGATAACGTGCGGCAAATGCAATATCGGAATTAGATGCTAGATGGAAAGAGGTAAAATAGTTATCTTCGCTCTTAACTTTTACGTTTGATGCGCAGCTTGCTGGATCTACGTTTAATGCAACTGCAGAGTTCTGTGTTGCAGCACCAGCGCGCGATACGAATAGGCTGTTGCTGTAAGAAAGGAAGTTTGCAGCAGTGAAGAATGGTAGGAAGGTATTGGCGTCTGGTTTGCCGTATACTTCTACGAGTTCATCTTCGGAAGAAACCTGACGGAGTACATCTACTGGACCCCACTGAAATGCGCCGCCAATGGCGCCAGTGGATGTTGAAACTGAAGGAACAACGGTTGTTGCATCAATTTCGGAAACATTCACACCTGGTGATACTTGAAAAGCCATGTTTTTGCTCCTGTTAAATGGAGATTAAGAAATCTACCGTTTATTTAGTAAAATGGGGGTTTTGACTAAACAGTTTTCCAAACTGCACCATCTTCAATAAAAACCCCTTCATTATTGTCTACGTCGATATGACCACCAAGAAATGTTGGAAGTTGTTCTTCTTCAATCTGTCTCATCTGTTCTTCGTGCAATTTTGCTTTAATATCAACGTTTGTAAGTTCGGCAAAGAACTGTTGATTCGTCATCCATGAAAATAAAACAAGTGTCATTACTAGATCATCATGACTTCCTTCCTCTGCCTCATAACTAGAGCCTTTTGCAATAAATGTCGAGAGTTCTGCAATGGTATCAAAATCTTGTATAATAAGTTTTTGACTCTCAATTAAATTCTTAAGAAGAGAACAGCCTAGTCGTTTTACGGATTTTGTTGTTCGTATGCCTCGATAAGATTTATTACCATAACCCCATGTAAGAGCAATCTTACCTTTTAAATCCACAGTTGAAAGGATGTTTTCGTATTCATAATCTTCAAAAAGAGAATCAACGATCTGTTGACCATTATCATTAATTTCAACGAGAACGTGGGCTTGATTGTAATAGTCGCCAATTCTTTTAATAATAGAAGGATATACTAATGGACTGATGTTATTATCTTTATATGTACAAACTTGTCTATATGGAAGAGAGGTTACATCAATCACACTAAATGCTGAGTAGTCTAATCCTTTTCCTCTAGATGTATCAACAATTACAGCATATGTTCGTTCTTTAATTGGTGCTTGATAAATTTTAATTCCATTTTCAGATAAATGCGCAGGTTTTACAAAGGCGAGAGATTTAAGAGCTGCTGCAGAAAGTAAAGTTCCTGCAGATCCCATGAACTCGCATTCCATTTCCTGTAGAAACTTCTGTTCACCAAGAACTCTTCTTTGCTCATCTGCCCATTGTTGAGTTCTTCCTGGCACTTGACGCCAGTTAGCCTCAACATGCGTAAATCCGTTTAATCCTTCTACTGCTTCAGTCCACATTTTATAAAAGTGATTCATTCCATTTGGTGTTGACGACATAAGAATCTTAGATGTTTCACCAGAAGAAATCGTTGGATAAACAGATGTAAAAAAGTCTTCAGCAATGTTACTTGGTACGAACGCAAACTCGTCAAGATATAGAAGCGAGATAGAGAAACCACGGATCGCACTTGATGCAGTAGAGTTAGCCAACACACGGCATCCGTTTTCTAATTCAATGTCACCCTTGTTCCAAACTTTCACGCCCTGTTGAATCCACATTGGCAATGCTTCGTATGCTAATTTAATTCGAGCAAGAATTTCTCTAGAGGTACTGGCTTTGTTTGCAAGAATCGCGACGGTTTTGTCTTGATTAAAAAGAATATACCATAAGATATAACCAACAATGATTGTGGTCTTACCAACCTGACGACCAGCCTTTACGATTACACGGCGATTGTTGTTAATGTCATTAACTACGTTTTTTTGAAACGGATATAAAGATATTTGAACAAAACCTTTATCAAGTGTAATGATCTTTACATAATTTTCAATAAAATATTCTGGGTTTTGCGAACACTTTACAAACTCACGGACTTGATCTTCCGTAAGTTGCATTGGCATGTTTACTCTTTTGAGTTTTGGATTGCCAAGATAATGTTTGAGTTTATTAGGAAGATTCATTCTTTAATTGTTTCAGCAATTCTGCAGTAGAACCAACAAATACTGCTTTATCCACATTAATATTTGTTGGTGCTGCTTGCTGATCTTTTGGCTTCAATTCTTGTTGCTGCTTTTGTAAGATCATAAGTTTCTCTGTGACGTCAGAGAGATTTTTGATCATGTTTGCAGCAACTTCATATGCGCGAGGGTGCTGAGACTCTTTGGCAACTTCTAAGATACCATCAAGAGCCTCATTACCCTTTTCAATTAAATTGTAATAATTGGCGCGCGAATAATGTGCATCAGGATTTTCATCTTGCGACTGGTGAACAGTGATTGGCTTATCATCTCTGATGACAGGCACATAATCAGTGTTCAACAGTTCCGCAAGATTTTTATCTACCTCACTCATAAAATAATATCATATTCAACGTTATCAATTTAATCTTGCAACAGTTAACCAGGTTCCGTTATTGTTCACAATCGTGAATTCAACAACGTCCTTGTCACCAGGACCACCACGTGGATCTGTTACGCCAGCCCAATGAACTGTTTGCGCTTGACCATTGATTTGAACACCAGTTGGCAAATATGAAGTCGCACCTTGATTAATAATCAAAGTCATCGAGGCTGCATTATTTGCTGGTATTGTTACATTGGTAAAGTTAGCAGTAAAGTTGGCGCTAACTGATGAGTGAACAAAGATTAAACCCTTTGAACAATCATGCGTTACAGTTCCTGTTGCACCAGACAATGCATCAATTGTTTGAACAACGTTCTTAACTTTTAATGCATCAGCTGTTACAGTCGAGAAGGCTACAGAATCAGCAATATTAAGTGACTGATTGTAACTTCCTGCTGGACCAGTTGGACCTTGCGGACCAGTATTACCTGTTGTTCCTTGCGGACCCTGTGGACCAGTATTACCTGTTACGCCTTGTGGACCTTGTGGACCAACAACACCTGTCAAACCTTGTGAACCAGCAGGACCCTGTGGACCCTGTGGACCCTGTGGACCTTGCGGACCAGCAACGTTTGATACACCAGATGGACCTTGTGGACCCTGTGGTCCTTGAGGACCTTGTGGACCAGTTACGCCTTGTGGACCTTGTGGACCAACAACGCCTTGAGGACCTTGAGGACCTTGAGGACCAGTTGGACCTTGTGGTCCTTGTGGACCAGTATTACCTGTCACACCTTGTGGTCCTTGTGGACCAGGAACTGTGGAAGCATCGCCTTGAGGACCAGTTGGACCAGTTGGACCAACAACACCTTGTGGACCCTGAGGACCTTGCGGACCAGCATTACCTGTATCACCCTTATCACCAGTTCTTGCAAAAGTAATTACAAGATCAGTATTATCTGTGAGCGTCGAAATACTACCACTGACCCATGAGCAAGTAACCTCAAAGTAACCAATCTTATCAACAAGTGAGTTAATAACAAATAATCCAAAGTCACTTGGTGATGCTGGCTTGGAAACTTTAAAGTGTCCTTTGATCGTGCTTGTGCTATCATCAATTGTCGTTAAGAAATTGAGAATATTTGTAGCATTATCATCAAGGTAGTCAATATAAAGTTTGACAGCAGTTGGAATTGTCGTGTTGTCAAATCTTAATTTTCCTTGACCTGGATCAGCATCAGTGGTGTTTATATCATAGGTGTAATCAAATGTTGCACCACCAAATGATCCAGCAGGACCAGTTGGACCAACAACACCTTGTGGTCCTTGTGGACCAACAACGCCTTGTGGACCTTGCGGACCTTCTGGACCTTGTGGACCTTGCGGACCGACAACACCTTGTGGACCCTGTGGACCTTCTGGACCCTGTGGACCAGTTGGACCTTGTGGACCCACGTCACCTGTAACACCTTGTGGACCCTGCGGACCTTGTGGACCAATGTCACCTTGAGGTCCTTGTGGACCAATTACACCCTGCGGACCTTGTGGTCCTTGAGGACCTTCTGGACCCTGTGGACCTTGTGGACCTTGTGGACCTTGTGGACCAACAACACCTTGTGGACCTTC